ACGGCAACGTGGATTACCGACGCTGACGTTGTGGCGTGGCTGGGCATCGCATCGGCAACGGCCAATGACACGGCTTTCATCACCACGGCCGTCAACGCGGCCAACGCTTACGCCTACCGCCGCCGGCGGGAAGCGGGGTATTACGACAGCCTGAGCACCGTGCCCAGTGCTGACGTCAAGCTCGGCACCATCATGTTCGCCGGCAGTCTGTACCGCGAACGCGGGTCTGTGGACTCATTCGCATCGTTTGAGCAGATGGGCACGCCGGTAGCGTTCGGGTCCAACGGCCAGATTAACCGTTTGCTGGGCGTAAATAGGTCACAGGTAGCGTGACTGCCTCCGGCATCTTTGCGGACGCTCAGGGGACGCTGGTGGCGTCCCTGACGGCATTGGGCCTTAAGGTCGTGACCGACGTTCGCAATGCGCGGCCGATCACCGTCCTGGTCGACCCGCCGACGTTCACCTGCTTCAACAACAACATTGCCGAGATTGAGTTCGGTTTGAAGGTGCTCGCTGCGCCGCCTGGTAACAGTGACGCCGTCGATTACCTGATTACGACCGCTGACACGATTATGAACAGCGGCATCAGCCTCATTCGGGGAATCCCGGGTGTTATGCAAATCGGTGGGCAAGAAGTCCCCACCTATGACCTGACAGTTCGGGTCGGAACCCAAAGGAGCTAGCCGACATGGCGGCCACGACTTACCTTTCCCAGCCGGCGTCGCTGACCATTGGCGGCGTGCAGCTGGCAGACCAGTGTTCAGCAGTGACGCTGACCCTCGGCCAGAACCCGCTTGTGTCGACCGCGTTTGGCGATGGTGGCGAGCGCATGGTCGGCGGCCTGCAGACCGTGGAGGGCACCATCACCCTTTACGTCGACTACGGCTCCAACAGCGTGGAGAACACCGTTGCGGCCGAGCTCGGCGCTGGTGACACCGCGATCGTCATTCGCAAGGACGCTGGCGCCCCTGGCGCTGCTAACCCCGAGTGGACGATCAGCGACACCATGATTGCCAACTACCCTGTCACCTACACCGTGGGCGAGCTGCAGGTCATGGAAGTGGCATTCTCCGGCGGCACCTGGGTGCGCGACGTCACCTGATAAATCAAAAGGGGTAAACGATGGCTGACACAAAAGCAGTAAATGGGAACATCGAATTCACGACGAAATCGGGTTCCTACATCGTTGACATTGCATCGTTGAAGGTCGTCATCGAGTTTGAGCGGCATTTCAATGTCTCCGCCCAGGTCATGAACATGGCCCCCCGGGTGGAATACCTGGCGTACATGGCGTGGGCCGCTGCACGCGCTCAGGGCATGCCGGTGGCAGACACCTTTGATGGGTTCGTCGACGAGCTGGTGGACATTGAGCAGGTAGACGGCGAGCAGACAGATCAAAACCCTACGGACGGGGGACAGTAAGCCGGGCACTGGCCGTGGTGCTGGTGCAAACGGGCTTCTGGCCCCCAGATGTAGCCTTCACGATGAAAGACCTCAATACGGTGCTTGAGGTCATCAAGGAAAGCCAAAGGTAATGCCGGCGACGATCAAGACCGAGGTTGTGGGCGTCAAGGACACAATCAAGGCGTTGCGCCGGGTTGACCCCGAGTTCCGCAAGGAATTCAACAAGGCCGCAAAGGACGTCGTGGCGCCCATGGTGGCCGAAGCCAAGTCCCTGTACCCGAAGCTTCCCCTTTCGGGCATGGCGCGGTCTTGGACGCCAAAAGCGTTTTCAATCTTTCCCTGGCAGATCAACAAGGTGCGAACGGGCGTCAAGGTAAAGACCTCGACCCGCCGGGATAAGAACGCCGTCTTGTATGTCTCCCAAGGCACTCCCTCGGCTGTGCTGTTTGAGACTGTCAGCAACAACAAGCCATTGGGCGCCAACATCCGAGCCCGCAGCGACCGCGTGCTATGGCCGCTTGCTGAGAAGCACGCCCCGCGCATTAACGCTGGCATCGCGGCGTTGGTCAAGGATGCTGAAAAGACCGTTCAAGGGATGGTGGGCTAATGGCAATAACCATCCCGATCCTGACCGATTTTGACGGCCGTGGGATCGACCGTGGCATAAAGCAGTTCGGGCAGCTGGAAACCAAGGGGCAAAAGGCCGGTTTCCTGATCAAGAAAGCCGCGCTGCCCGCCGCTGCGGCTATCGCGGGTCTGGGCGCTGCCGCGTTTGTGTCGGCCAAGGCCGCTGCTGAGGATGCAGCTGCTCAGGACAAGCTCGCAGGCACCCTGCAGCGCGTCACGGGCGCCAGCGATGCTGTCGTCGCCAGTACCGAGGACTACATCACCACGCTTTCGCAGGCCGTGGGCGTGGCCGACGATGAGCTGCGCCCGGCGCTAGGCAAGTTGGCGACAGTCACTAGGGACGTTGGCAAGGCTCAAGAGCTGCTGGGCATCGCCCTGGACGTCAGCGCTCAGACCGGAAAGCCGCTTGAGGCCGTCACGACTGGGCTGGCGAAGGCATACGGGGGCAACCTCGGAGCCCTCAAGAAGCTGATCCCCGGGTTTGATGAGGGAATCATCAAGTCAAAGGATTTTGAGGCCGCGCAGGCCGAGCTCGCAAAGCTCACCGGGGGCGCCGCGTCCGAAAGCGCAAACACCGCCGCGGGCCAATTCCGCCGGTTTGGCATCGCAATCGAGGAGACTAAGGAAAGCATCGGCGCGGCCCTGCTGCCGATCATCCAGGCGCTTCTCCCGATCTTGCAGCGTATGGCCGCGTTTGTGCAGAACAACAGCGACATCGTTGTCATCCTCGGGGGCGCCGTTGCCGCGCTTTCGGTCGTGGTGCTGGCCGTTAACGCTGCCATGAAGGTTGCAGCTGCTACCACGGCAATCCTGACCGCTGCTCAAATTGCATACAACATTGCCTTAAGCGCGAACCCGATTGGCGTCGTGGTGCTTGCCATTGCCGCATTGGTGACCGCGTTCGTCACTGCTTACAAGACCAGCGACACGTTCAAGGAGATTGTTGACGGCTTGTTCGGTGCTCTGAAGGGGGCCTTTGAGTTTGTCAGGGACAAGGTTGGCCCAATCATGGAGGGCTTTGTCAAGGCGCTCAAGACCGCGTTCAATTGGATCAAGGAAAACGCCGGCCCAGCGCTTGAAGTGCTGGAAACTGGCTTCAAGACGGCCTTTGCCCCCATTTACCTTGCAATCACGGCTTTGCAGAAGCTATTGGATCTGCTGGGGTCATACAAAAAGGGCGCGAGAGGCGTGCCCAATCTGACCCGTCCCGGTTTGCCAGGGGGAATTGACAACAACCCTGCCACGCCGTTTGCAAAGGGTGGGATCGTCACCCGCCCGACGTTTGCGCTGATTGGTGAGGCAGGCCCCGAGGCCGTTATCCCGTTAAACCGCGCTGGCGGCATGGGTGGCGTCACCATCAACATCGAGGCCGGTCTTGTGTCCACGCCTGATCAGGTGGGCCAGCAGATCATTGAGGCTATTCAGCGGGCGCAACGGCGCTCAGGGCCTGCGTTCGCAGCGGCATGAGCCTGCCGATCATTCAGGTGCTGGTTGGGTTTGAACAGACGGCTGGGTTTGCCACGCCGTTCCAGCTCGACATAGACCCCTACGGCAAGCTCGACACCGGCACTCTGGGCGGCGTTCAGATGATTGACGTCACCAGCATGGTGAAAAGCATCGGGATTACCAGGGGCCGCAACCGTGATACCGAGCAGTTCAACGCTGGCACGGCATCGGTGGCGTTTTACGACCCTGACCGCGACCTTGACCCGCTCAACGAGGATTCGCCGTATTACCCGTGGGTAGGCCCGCGCATGCCCATCGAGGTTTACGCCAACGGCCTACCGATCTATGCGGGAACCATCACCGATTGGGACCTCGATTACAGCTTTACGACGCAAGGCAACGTAATGACTGCGGTTTGTGCCGACAACTTCACGGTGCTGGCCAACATGACGTTTGCCGAGTGGGCACCTATTGAGCAGAAGTCAGGCGCCCGAATTACTGCATCGCTGGCACGGCCGGAAATTTCCTACCAAGGCTCGCGAGCCCTTGCGACCGGGCAAAGCACGTTGGGCGGCACACCGGGCGGCGGTAGCGCATACGACGTCGATCAGGGCACAAACGTCCTGAGTTACCTGCAGCGCGTCGCGGCGTCCGAAGGCGGCTTCCTGTTTATGGATCACGCCAACATTCTGACGTTCGTTGACCGCAGCCAGAACATCAACCCGTCAGCCGTTGCCGCGTTTACCGAGGACGGAACCGGAATTGCCTACAGCTCACTGGTCAATCAGTTTGGTGACGAGCTGCTTTTCAACAGCATCCAGATGCAGTCGCCGGCGGGAAATGTCCAAATTGCTTCCGACGCTGAAAGCATCGCCAGGTATCAGGCATCCCAGTATTCAAAGCTGGATTTGCTGAACAGCACAACGGCAGAAGTGCTTAACCTGGCTAATGCATTTCTTGCGACTCACCAAAATCCCATTCTCCGATTCACCGGTGTCAGCTTGCAGCTGGCGGCGTATGACGTCGAACACCAAAACGACGTTCTGGCCCTTGACTTGGTTGCCGTCGTGACTGTGCAGAAGTCCTACGACGTCGGAAGCCCAGCCAGCGTCACCGAGTCGCTAATCGTCAGTGGCATTCAGCACGCCATTACGCCGGGAAGCCACACGGTGTCCCTCACCTTTGAACACACCGATTCCCGTGCATACTTCACGTTAGATTCGCCAACGCTTGGCGTCCTCGACACTAACTTTCTCTATTTCTAGGAGGGGCCGTGGCAATCACACCCAACACCACATTCACCGCCGGAAACGTTCTCACGGCCGCACAGATGAACCGCCTGCCCTGGGGCGTGATGGGAGCCGCCAGCAAGACGGCTGATCAGTTCACCATTACGGCTGTAGCCGACGTGACGAGCTTGTCCGTAACCTTTACGGCTAACAGCACGCGCATCTACAGGACAACCGTTCAGTTTCTTGTGAACCAGCAGAGCAACGCTGGTCTGGTTACTGCGCGCCTAACTGACGGCTCCAACGTTCAGAAGCAGCAATGGTTTCAAAACATCGCAGTCAATGAGTATTCAGTAGCCCAGATACATTTGTACGAGACAGGGCTTTCTGGCTCAATAACCCGCAAGGTTCGTGCAGAAACAAGCGCCGGTTCTGTCAGCGTTTTGGCGGCAGCCACTTACCCCGGCGTCATCATTGTTGAGGACATTGGACAGGCATGACCCCCGAAGACGCGCACACCATCCGTCAGGACATACGCGAATTGCGCGATGCGCTGGCGACCGTGGAGAGTCTTCAGCGCGAAGCGAATCACCGCCTGGGCAAGCTTGAAGGGCGCGTGTTCGAGATCGAGCTATGGCGTGCGCGTTTGCAGGGCGCAGCTGCAACCAGCCGCGTTGTCTGGCTTCTAGCCGGCGGCGCGCTTACCGGCATCATCGTCGGCATCATCAACAACACCTAGGGGACGTCGTGATCAGCAACGGGCAGGCAACGCTACGGAAGGCAGGGCACTACCTCGGGGCGCAGGAGGGTGCCAAGCCTAACCGTTCCGGCGATCCCATCGTTGACGAGTGCCAGGAGATGTACGGCTTGCTGGGTGTGCCCTGGTGCGCCTGCTTTGTGGGCTATGTGATCGACAAGTCCGAGGCGTCGGCGCAGTACAAGAAGGACGCCAAGGCTGTCGTGCATCCGTCCACGGCCGAGATGGTGACCCGCGCCCGCCGTAAGGGCTGGTACGGCCCGCATGGCAAGAACACCAAGCCCGGCGACCTGTTCATCATCGACGGCAAGCACGTTGGGTTTGTGAACGCGCTGAACAAGGACGGCACATTCCAGACCATTGAGGGCAACGCTGCCAACGGTGTACGGAGCTACACCCGCGCATGGTCAGACGGCTGGCAGGTCATCAGCATTCCCGGCGTCGGCAACCCCGGGCCTGCGGCCGTGGTCGACGGCTATGGATTCGACGACACAAGCGTGAAGGTCTACGGCGGTTGGCCGACGCCTCAGGCGCGTGATCAGCAGCTGCGGAAGTTCGCCGCCGCCAACCCGACCTACTGGACTCAGGCCGTCAGGGTGCAGGCCAACAGCAAGTACGCCTTCCGCGCTGGCCCCGAGGGCACGTGGAACCGCTGGACGTTTGGCCCGTGGCTTCACAACACTGGCAAGCAGACGCGGGATGAGCAGATGAAGAAGTGGAGCGAGAAGCACAAGGCCACGGCCCGCCCGTGGAAGAAGTCCTACAAGGAAGCGTGAGCCATGCCGCCTGAGATCGTCCCGCCCAGCACTGTCGT